GATGCCCAGTAAAGCATATTACGAAGCTAATAAAGAAAAATTAAAAGCATATGGTAGAGCATACGGCAAAGCTAATAGAGAAAAATTAACAGCTCATAAAAAAGAATATTGCGAAGTTAATAAAGAAAGAATAAAAGCTTATGAAAAAGCATATCGCGAAGCTAATAGAGAAAAATTAACAGCCCAAACAAAAGCATACCATGAAGCTAACAAAGAAAAGATAAAAGCATATCGCGAAGCTAATAGAGAAAAAATAAGAATAAAGGCTAAAGCCTATCGTGAAGCTAATAAAGAAAAAATAAAAGGCTGGTACAAGGCTAATAAAGAAAAAATAAAAGCTTATGAAAAAGCACATTACGAAGCTAATTCAGAAAAAATAAAAGCTCGATCAAAAGCATACTACGAAGCTAATACAGAAGAGGTCCTTGCTAAAAACAAAGTATACCGCGAAGCTACTAAAGATAAAATAAAAGCGTACCGTAAAGCTAATAGAGAAATAAGAATGGCCCAGAAAAGAGCATGGCACAAAACGAATACAGAAAAAATAAAAGTATATGCTAAAACCTACCGCAAAGATAACAGAGCTATGATGTATACACATGTTGCAAAAAGAAGGGCATTAAAGATGAATCAGTATGAAAAGTTAAGTGCTGATGATAAATTTGTGATAGAAGAGTGCTATGGGTTAATGCAATTAAGGACTACAAAAATGGGGTTTGCGTGGCATGTAGATCACATTATCCCTTTGAGCAAAGGGGGTTTACATAAGCCCACTAATTTACAGGTAGTTCCTGCAACATGGAATTTACAAAAAAATAATAACCACCAGGAGAAATGGATTGGCTAAAATAAAAAGGGATTGTGATGGCGGACATTGAACACGAAATATATGATGGTCTATTAGTAATGGATCACTTTGATGATTGCATTATTGGAGTAGTAAAGGGTATTGATAATGAAGATAAGATTTGTTACAGCTACCAATGTATCATCGCTAAACTTATGTGTGATGATGAGATGGAAGAGATTGATGCAATAGAATATTTTGAGTACAACATGATGGGTGCGTATGTAGGAGAAAACACTCCATGCTTTTTATTTACCGAGGATGATTGATGCCCTATAAGAATCCTGAAGATAGAAAAGCGTATTGCGAAGCTAATAAAGAAAAAATAGTATCCAATAAAAAAGCTTACCGTGAAAGAAATAAAGAAAAGATAAAAGCATATGCCAAGGCTTGGCAAAAAGCTAACAAAGAAAAAATGAAAGCTTACTACGAAGTTAATAAAGAAAAAATAAAAGCAAATGGCAAAGACTGGAAAAAAACTAATAGAGAAAGGGTAAAAACTAGCAACAAAGCTTACTACGAATCTAATAGAGGTGCAGCCTGTGCGCGAGTAAAAGTATACAAAGCAAAGAAGAAACAAAATAATCTCATCACTACAAAAGGGGATAAACAGTTAGCAAAATGGATATACACTATGGCTTCAAAGCTTACAGAAACAACAGATATTGTGTGGCATGTAGACCATATTAAACCTTTATCCAAAGGGGGTATGCACTCACTAAATAACTTGCAGATTGCCCCCGCACAATGGAATTTACAAAAGAGTAATAACAACGAGGAAAGATGGAATGGCAAAGATTAAACAAACAGAAACACGTAGGGAACCCGTACACAAACGAACAAAGCAAGGTGGTAGGATACTTAAGACTAGCTCAATGAATAAGAACCAGAAGACTGATTACAAAAAATACAGAGGACAGGGCCGTTGAAAACCCTTATCCATGTTAACCAACATGTTATAAAGTCAAACAGAAAGAACAAGGTAGAAGAACCTGTATTGACTGTTAAGACGTACAAGAGCAACACCTATGCACATGAAGTAAATATAAAAGGCGACTCTAAAGTAGTGTACAGCCCAGACAAACCACTATCATGTGGCGCACATGTTTGGATAGAAACCCAATCGGAAGTGGAGATAATTAGATAATGGTAGATTTTACATGGAGTTACTCTTCCTTAAAAGAGTTTGAGAATTGCCCTAAGAAATATCAAGAAGTAAGAATCTTAAAGAATTATTCATTTGTAGATACCCCCCAAACGATATATGGTAAAGAAGTACATGAGGCACTAGAGCTTTATGTGCGTGATGGTAAGCCACTAGCAAAAAACTATTTACGCTTCAAGAAGATGGTAGATACATTGATTGCTATCCCGGGAACTAAATATCCTGAATTAAAAATGGCGTTGACTAAGGACTTAAAGCAGTGTGACTTTGATGATGAGAACCGATGGGTACGAGGTATCGCTGACTTGGTTATTGTAGATGGTGATAAAGCTTTTGTGATTGATTATAAAACCGGCAGCAATAAATACCCTGATCCTAAACAGTTGCGGCTGATGGCCTTGATGTGTTTCATTATATTTCCCGAGGTTAATCATATTAAAGCCGGGTTACTATTCTGTATGAAAAATAGTTTTGTTCAAGAGACGTATACTAGGGATGACATCCATAAATCTTGGAAGAAGTTTGAGAAGATATTAGATCGACTTACCATGTCATATGAGAACGATACGTGGGTACCTAACCCTACACCCCTATGTGGATGGTGTCCTGTAGAAACATGTGACCACCATAAACCTAGAAGATAGTGTATAATTATGGCTAAAAGAGGTAGCTAATCATGCCATACACAAAGAGTCCTAGACCCTACAAAGCAGAATATAAGAAACAAAAAACACGAGGCGAACATGCAGATCGTATGGAACGTCAACGCGCTCGACGTAAGATGGACGCTACTAGTGTAGATGCAAATAAGAATGGTAAGGCAGATAAACGTGAGGGTAAAGATGTAGCCCACAAGAAGCCTTTATCTAAAGGTGGTAGCAATAAGGACGGTGTGACTATCCAGTCAAAATCTAAGAACCGTTCATTCAAAAGAAACTCTGATGGTTCAGTTAAAACCAGACAATATTTAGCTAATAAATAAAAGGTAAAATAATACTTGCGTTATCTTTTTAGGTAGTGCATACTCTAGTTTCCATGAGAGGAAACTATGAAACTAATTGACAATAAAGCAGTAAAGATTACTGTGCCTAATGAGGTTGCGGGCTTAATACAAAAGCATATACCGAAGGCGACAGTAGTAGAAACAAGAGAGAACTTATCTGACATCCTAGTATATTGGGGTATCGATGAGATGATTAAACTCAACCAATTGGTTACGTTCAAGAAACCATTACCCTCACCTATAACACGAGACTACAAATGGTCTGGACGCTTCCAACCCTTCGATCACCAAAAAGTTACCAGTGAATTTCTAAGTACGCATACTAGGGCATTCTGTTTTAACGAGGCCGGTACAGGTAAAACATCTTCGGTACTATGGGCATGCGACTATCTTATGAATGAGAAAAAGATTAAGCGTGTACTGGTGGTATGCCCTTTGTCTATCATGACATCTGCTTGGAAGAATGATATTTACAATACGTGTGTGCATAGGGTACCCGGCGTGGCATATGGTACAGCAGATCAACGAAGACTTATTATAGATAACCCTCAGTATGAGTTTGTTATTATTAATTATGATGGGGTAAACATTGTTAAAGATGCTATTAAAGAGGCTAACTTTGATTTAGTAGTTATTGATGAGGCCAATGCTTATAAGACAGTGACTACTGCTAGGTGGAAAACACTGGCTAAAATACTACGACCTGAGACAAGGCTGTGGATGTTAACAGGTACCCCGGCATCCCAATCTCCTGTAGATGCGTATGGTTTGGCTCGTTTAGTATGTCCAGATAGAGTGCCTAAATTTTCATCAGCTTGGCGTGACATTGTTATGAAACAGTTAACAAGGTTTAAGTGGGTACCTAAGCCGGGTAGTGAAACTAAAGTCTTTAACACATTACAACCCGCCATTCGGTTTGCTAAGAATGATTGCTTGGACCTACCCGACGTTATGTATCAGACTAGGATAGTTCCTTTAACAAAACAAGTAGAAACTTACTACAACAAACTGAAGAAAGACTTTCTTATTGAAGCAGCGGGAGAAGAGATAAGTGCTGTGAATGCGGCGGCTAACATGACTAAACTGCTACAGATTTCTGGCGGTGCAGTGTACACCGACGAACATAAAGTAGTCGACTTTGACATTAGTCCTAGACTAAAAGTATTGATGGAGACTGTTGACCAAACCAAACATAAAGTATTAGTCTTTGTACCCTACCGACATACCATAGATATTGTTGCTAAGAATCTTAATCAGAACAATATCACTACTTCTATTATCAATGGAAGTGTATCAGCACACAACCGCACACAGATTATTAAAGAGTTTCAAACTGCTGATGATCCGAGAGTTCTTGTTGTCCAACCTCAATCTGCTTCACATGGAGTTACCCTTACCCGGGCCGACACGGTAGTATTCTGGTCGCCTGTGATGAGTGTAGAAGTATACCTCCAATGTATTGCGAGGATTGATAGGGTGGGTCAGAAGAATAAGATGACAGTCGTTCATCTGCAAGGATCAGCAATTGAGAAGAGGATGTATGACATGCTACAAGGCAAGGTAGATAATCATACGAAGTTAGTAGATTTATATAGAGAGGAGATAGGACTATGAATTTAGATGGCATAGACACACAACTAGGAAACAACTTACATTGTTTTCATGTAGCAACAGAAGAAACGCCGCATCGAGAGTGGATTGATACCCCAGGATGGGGGCCTAAAGAAATAGAGGTACATTTATTTTTTTGGGATGAACATAATATAAATCAGATAAAAGTTTTAAATATACAACACAATAAAGGAATAACACTTACCAATTGGTCAAGTGATGAGGGGGCTTCTACGCTTTTAAGAAAAGAGATTGTAAATTTAAGGGGAAAAAATAAATGAGTGATATAAAGGTAGGAACCTTAGTTGAAAGTTACCTTGCTATTAGACGAGAGCGAGAGATATTAGCTAAGAAATTTGAACAAGAAGATAGTGTCTACAAAGATCAGTTGAATAGACTGGAGGAGGCGATGCTAGAAACTTGTAACGATATTGGTGCTGAAACATTACGCACTGAAAGTGGCACAATTATTAAGTCTTTAAAAGAGAACTATGTTTGTGGGGATTGGGATAATTTTAAGCAGTATATCCTTGAGAACCAAGCGTTGGAGTTACTTCAACAGCGCATTAGCCAAACAAACTTTAAAGAGTTTTTAAGCACGAGGGGAGAAGAAGGATTACCTCCTGGAATTAGTACGATGAGAGAGTTTAAAATAACTGTACGTAAACCAACAACTTAAGGAGAACTACTATGGCTCAACAGCCTATTACATTTACAACGCCGAAAGGCATTGCGCAATATCCTTGGTTATCCACACCGGATACTAAGTTTTCAGAGGAAGGGGAATATAAAGTTAATCTTATTATTCCTAAACAAGAAGCTATACCTGTATTAAAACAAATCAATGAGGTCTATGCTCAAAACGTTGAAAGCGAACTTAAGAAGGCCGGCGGTAAGGAAATTAAAAAAGCCCCACCACCGTACGCAGAAGAGCTTGATGAGACGGGTCAACCTACGGGTAACGTGATCCTTCGATTTAAATCAAAAGCCGCTTATAAGCCAGCTATCTTTGATTCTAAAGGCATCCCTATGATAGAAAGTAACATCTGGGGTGGGTCTGAGCTTAAAGTTAATGGTTCCGTAGCACCTTACTTCACTAGTTTAATTGGTGCGGGTGTTGCTTTAAGGTTAAGAGCAGTACAAGTTATCCAGTATGTACAGGGTAACAGTTCATCATCTCGCTTCGGGTTCGAAGAAGAAGTTGGGTATGAGCACAAAGCTCCTAAGACTTTTGAAGAAGTTGCGGCTCCGACACAAGCTCCGGCAGTTGCAGAACCAACAGTACGTGCTGAGACATCTCCTCCTGTTAAACCGGCGGATGATTTATCAGACATCATTAACCAATGGGCTAAGGCTTAATTATGCCTAAAAAATATAGCCAAGAGTTTTTGGTTGAGTTGAATACTCTTGATGAGACAAGACTCGGTGTGCAGTTAGCGAAGGCCTGTGTTAATGCAGAACTTCCTATCACCGAAATAGCAAAAGTCTTTGAGGTATCCCGGATGACTGTACACAGTTGGTTCCGGGGTTCCCCTATTCGAGATAAAAATGAGTCTAAGATTAAGAGATTTTTAGTAGCTCTTGATGGCGCATGGAAAGCTCAATTAGAAAACCATACTCAAGATTTACCTATTTCAGAGATGAAAAAGGCTAGGACGTTTTTAGAAACGAATATTATTCCTAAAATCGTTGAAGATAAATCCATATAAGGTATACTAGAAAATGCTCCGCTTAAATCCCGGGGCATTTTTAACCTTAAAAGATAGAGAGAAAATGTTAAAACAATTCTATGAAAAGGCACTGCCTAATGAGGGCTACTACTGTGTAGCTTATAACATTCCTAATAGTAAAGCCTATGTACATGACTATGCATCATCTATAGACGAAGTTGTTGAGTTAATTCAGACACACGTAAAAGAAGAGCGTAATGTTTTTGTAGCGATGAGTACATTCAACGAACAGGACCGGAAGGCTTCTAAATCTATATTTGTTAAGTCCTTTTATCTTGACCTTGATGTTGGTGAGAGCAAAGATTACCAGACACAGAAAGAGGCCTTAATTGATCTTAGTAACTTTCTTGAAACTTCTAAGCTACCTATGCCTGCTATTGTTAATAGTGGTAACGGGATACATGCTTACTGGTTCTTAAAAGAACAAATTACTGTTGAAGAATGGAAACCTTTAGCAACTCAGCTTAAAAATCTATGTGTAGCTGAAGGATTAAAGATAGACTTAGCTATCACTGCAGACTGTGCTCGATTGCTTAGGTGTCCTAATACAGTTAACTATAAAAAAACTCCACCTAGTCCAACACTCGTAGTAAAAGATGCAGAAGAATATGACTTAAAAGTAATAAAAACGATACTAGACAATGTAGAAATACCTTTAGAAGAGTTAGTTAAAAAGTCTAACTTTACCGACGAAGAAAAACGAGTGAAGTATGGCAACTACGAGAACCACTTCAAGCCTCTACTTATTGATAGTATGCAAGAAAACGAAGATGGGTGTGCTCAGATTAAACACTATATAGATAATGCTAAAACTGCTGACGAACCTTTATGGTGGCGCGTGTTATCTCTTGCACAAAACTGTGTGGATAGAGACGATGTTATCCATGTTATATCTAAGGACCATGTAGGATATTCCTATGATGAGACAGAAGAGAAAGCAACTTCAACTGATGGAAAGCCACACACATGTAAAGACTTTAATAATGTTAGCCCAGGTATCTGTACATCGTGCCCACACTGGCAGACTATATCAACACCTATTCAGTTACATAAGGTAACCGCTAAGGCGGAGCCGGTAGAAGAATCAGTGGAACTGATAGCTATAGAAGGAGAGGTATTACCTGTAATACACAAGAAGAAGAACGGGTTACCTCAAACTTTAGATGATAAAGGTTACTGGCTAGGAGCTAAACAGGGCGGTATATTTAAAAGCATTACTACCGTAGATAAAAAAGGTGCTACCCTTAAAGAAGACTTACTAGTATATGAGTATGATATGTTTGCTATCCGACACCTTAAAAGTAATGCGGATGGTAACTGTCTAGTTATTAATGTAATGCATCCTCATGACGGTACACTCGAGTTTTTACTGCCTATGAAGTCGGTATATGACCCTACAGAATTAAGAAAGACATTAACGAGCCAAGGTATTTATTATGATTCAAGACAACAGGAGGAATTAATTATGCGTTATTTTATTGATTGGGCAAAGGATATGCAAAGAAAGAATAAGTATGATGTTATGTATGATCAGATGGGATGGAACGAAGATCATAGTTCCTTTGTGGCAGGTAACATAGAAATGTCTAGGGATGGGACAGAAAAGATTACACCTATATCTCCTCTTGCTAGGCCAGTAGCACCCTTTGTAACTAAGAGTGGAACCTATGAAGGATGGAAAATAGCCGCGCAAAAGCTCAACCAGAACGGTATGGAGATGCATATGTTTACTATGCTATGTGGATTTGGTTCTGTGCTTATGACTTTTTCATCTACTAATGGGGTTGCTATATCATTAACAGGAGAATCCGGTGCGGCTAAGACTGGCGCATTAAAAGCAGCGATTAGTATATGGGGTGAACCAGAAAACCTATATGTGCAAAACATTACTGCTAACGCTTTACAAGGAAGGTTCTTAACACTTCACAACTTACCTATGGGATTTGATGAAGTAGGTAATAAAAATCCATACCTTATTTCTGATTTTATATTAGGAGTTTCACAAGGTAAGGCAAAAGTTAAGATGCAAGCATCAACTAATTCTGAACGTGATTATGAAGCACCTTCATCTTTGATTGCCATCATGACCTCTAACCATTCGTTGATTGATAAACTAAAACAGATTAGGTCTAACCCTAATGGTGAGGCGGCTAGGTTGATTGAGTTCTCTATGAGAAAGCCTAAATCATTCATTGATAACGCACGACTAGGTAAAGAAATCTTTGATGAGTTTAATGTACATTACGGATGGGCAGGTCCTGACTTTATTAGGGCACTGTACAAGTATGGTGATGAAGCAGCTATCAAAGCTAATCTAGGTAAGTGGGAAAACCGATTTGTAGCAGATTTTGGTAATGATACTGCCTACCGGTTCTACGAGAACTTAGTGGCCGTTACTATGACAGCCGCAGAAATAGTTGTTGATGCAGGTATTTTGGTGATAGACATTGAAAGAATCTATAAGTTTATTGTAGGTGAAATGATTAGTATTAAAGATGAAACAGTTAAGATTAATGATGTAGATTATGAGTCTGTTCTAGCAAACTATCTTGATTCTAATATAGACAAGGTCCTCGCGTTCTCTGAGGAAGGTAACATGATTAGTGAACCTAGAAACCAATTAGCTATTCGTATAGAACACGCTAAAGATTATATGTGGATTTCGAAGAAAGAGTTCGACGCATACCTTGCAGAGCTACCTATCAGTACAAAAGAGTTTGTATACCAGATGAAACAGATGGGGGTAGGGGTAGATGTAGGTGCTAAAATTAAACAACGTATGAATGCCGGGTGGGTAGATGTACAAAAATCTGCTACGGCGGTGTATAGGTTTAAGCTAAGTACCATTGGTAAGACATATGAGGTAGAAAAGCTTGCAGCTACACAATGATCCGGAGTGGCTCTTCCCCTATGAGATGATGCAAGTAGGGGATAGTTTTTTTATTCCGACACTTAAGAGTGCACCACTAATCTATTCAATTGAAACCGCAGCGAAACGTGCTAAGGTAAAAGTTAAAACGTATGCGGTAGTAGAGGATGACTTGATGGGTGTACGTACGTGGCGTATAGGCTAATCAGGTATTCCATAAATATCATTTAATGATTCGTCGTATTTTTTACCAATGAATACACCATTTACAGAATCTTTTAATCTAGCGTCCCTTGCTTTCATAGACCTTTGTATAGTCTTTCTTGATAGCTGAAAACCTTTTGGAGCTTTGCTATTAAACCTATCAATATCTCGTTGAATATCTTCTACACCATCCTCATCTCCTGCTTGTCTGGCTAGGTAATATTTTAATAATAGTTTAGACTTCCGAGCTAACAGTTTTCTTTCTGGGCCTTTTAATGCATTAGCTTTAGTATAAGCTTCTGCTAACTCAATGTTACTAAACCCTACTATTTGCATGAAGGACTCGTATACACTTGGATCACCTTCTATAATAGGCACACCATATTTGTTAGTCATGCCGTCAGTATTATATCTAACAGTCTTAAGGGCATTTCCTAGGAAAGTAGGTAACACTCTTTCAGCTCCTCGACCTACGTCGCCATCTGCAATCATACCAACGCCTTCCGTAAATCTACGAAGTATTCCATATCCAGGACCACCTAATACTTCCATCATATAAGCCGACGCACCTATTTTTTCTAATCTAGCTGGGTCTTCTCTAAATGCTAAGTCTCTAAAACCTGTTCGTTGAGATATGTCTATACCAAGTAGTGCACTTAAAGGACCTCGAAAGGCTAAGTCTCCCACTGCTGCATTAACATATGTATGTGGTTCAAATGGCTCATCGTCATCATCTAATAACAATGAAGCTAATACGGTGGCTCCTCCATACAATGGCATACCTTGAATTCCTGCCATTAAGAAAGAATACCCATAGACACCTATCAATTGTTTTGCTGCAATGGCACGAGTTTCTTTATCTGCCTCTGTTTTAGGTTTTGCATTAAACACATCATTAAATAATTTACTTACTAAATAGATCTGTGCCTGAGCAAATCGTTTAAAGACGAAAGCTACTTTACCAATACCGTCTTGGAACATGCTAGGACCTACTTCAGGTAACGCGTGAGAATGGACTTTACTGGTAAGCTCAATAGCTTTTTGTATAGCGTCTGTTTCCGAAGCTCCTTTCGATCTTGCTAAATTAAATGCAGCAATTAAAGTAATCTCACGGTTAATTCGTTCAGAGTTTTGAAACACATACCCTATTCCTGCCTCAACTTTTGATTTAATTTTTAATCCACTACCCACTTCCTGACCTAAGTTTTTTTGTAGTTCGGTTATTTCGTACCCTATACCCCGACGTAACGCGGCCGTTTCTTCTGCCCTTGTAAATAAATTGTGGTACTTACCCCCTTCTTTGAATAACTTAGCATTTTTTCCGGTGTAGGTTTTCTCACCTGTTTTTTCATTAATGGTAAAAGGAGCAGATGTTCTATCAGGAAGGAACCCTCTATTCTGCTCAAACCCGCCAGCTCCATATAGTTTCATTGCATCAAATAAAGCTTTTTGTGAAGAATCAAACCCATACTCACCCTGTAAAAAAGGTAATACAATAAGGGGGATTTGCGTTAAGTTAACAATAGCTGAAGATATATTACCACCAATGTACCATACATAACTTAAATATGCTGGCATAGCCGCCCACCCTTTTGCTACTGGGTTAAGATAAAAAGGTAAGCTTTTAATAGTATCGGCACCTATTGCTCGTATTAAAGCACTGTCAGAGTTAGAAGCTTCCTTACTAATTATATCTGATGTGTTAACTATTTTATTATTATACTTTGCATTCGCTATAGAGCTTACTATCTTAGGTGCTGTACTTGCATAAGCAAATAAAATATCCTCTTCATAACCCGGTATACCTTTACGATGTGCTTCTTGGTTTCTTAGTGACTGTTCAGGAAATAAAGATAGATACTGTTCTTCAATATTTTCAATTGTTAGTTTTTTTGCCTCATCACTTAATTTAGGGTCATTATTAATCTTTGCTTTTAGCCGTTGAACAAATGCTGCTGGTGGGGCCCCACGTATTTCAGCTCTTTGTGATTGTGCAAAATCTTCAAAGTTTGTGGCGCCTTCTTGACGTAATTGTTCTTTTTTCTTTTTCCTTAAGAATGGTGATTCTGCAGAAGCTTTACCTTCTTCCCCATCTTTAGTTACATACTTAAACCAATAATCACCTTTACGTACCATAGGTAAATAATAGTTAAGTGGTACAAACTCTTCGCGTAAATTTGCTTCAGCTTCCGGATAAGCCTCAATCATTGTATCTAAAAGTGCTTTGTATTTATTTCTTAGGTCGTTAACAATCTGATTACCTAAATCTTTTAGGTCTTGTGGTAGCCGTTCGTACCGCTCTACAAACTCAGCTGCTTTAGGATTTTCTTGCAATAGCTGTTGTCTAGCTACTTCGTCTTTAATAATAGCTTCGGGGTCTATATTTGCTCTAGATAGTTCAAGTAATACACGGTTCCATTCTTTAACAAGCTGTTTACCTCTTGGGGTTTGAGCATACTTTTTACTTATAAGGTCTTCTGCATACCGCAACACAACAGATACTTGTTCTCTACCTTGTTTAATTATGTTTGCTTTGAGTTCAAGAAAAGATTGAAGTTCTCGTAGGCCAGATATTTGGTCGCCAAACAACTCAATCTTATTAGGAATAGATAAAAACCCCATGTATATCCGCGCAGCTTTATCTTTTAATGTAGATAAAAATGATACCAGTTCTCTACCAGTACCCGACTGTACTACAGGCATATTCAGAATAGAGTTGCCTAGTTTGTCAAACTGTTTCATTGCAAAGCTTTTGGATGGTACGCCACCAAGATCGACTATGTTAATGTCTGATGCTGCTTTTTCTTCAGCTGTTAATTCTTTTGCAGGTACTACCTCTGGTATTTCTTCATCTTTTTCTAATACACCTTTTTTGTTTTCATCTTTAATAGGGTTAGTATTTTTAGGTAATCTTATGTTAAGGGCTTCTCCCTGTACCTTCGCCGCCGCTTCTCTAGGCTTGGCGGGCTGTATCTTACTTTTAAGCTCCATGATAGTGTCGGTTACTTCTTCTTTTGAGAACTGAATGTCTTGTGACACTTCAGGGTTAACATTAAAATCTATCATTTCTCTAATAGCAGCTTCATTTTCAGGCTCTATAGAAATTATATTATCTATAACAGTATTTTCTTCAAATTCAAATCTGGCTTCTTGTTTTACAAATTTTTTGCCAGCTATATTAGGGACAGCTACTCTTTTTGGAAATCTTGTGTCGGTGTTGTCTGGGGCTATTTCTCTTCGAGGACCTATCATAAGCACCGGCATTTGTGTGACGCCCAGTCGTTGTAGAGCCCTTGCTCTATGCCTGCCTTCATGGCCTGTAATTTTTGCCCATCCTCTCTCAGGTGACTCAAATGTTAGATTGGGCACATCGTATGGGTTGCCCATATAAGCGCCATCTTTATCGAATTGATTAACCCATTTTACAACGGCTTCAGAATTACCTTCAAAATATTCAGCAATTTGTGCATCTAAAGATTTAATTGATTCCGCCTCTGTCCCTATAAGTTTTTGTGAGGCTAAATCTAAAAATTGTTGAGGCGACATTGTAGCTACGTAATAGGTTCCCTGCTTAGCGTAATTTGATGCCGTATTGTTATTGTTTAATTCTTCTATTAGTTTAGTTATTCTTTCAGGTAGCCATCCTGCAATAGTTTTTATTTCTTTCTTAGACATCTGTACAGCCGCTGTACTTGATGTCTGTCCTCTAGTACTAGTAGCCTCTGCTAAGGAAACTCTCAGAGAGTTCAAGATCATGTCTTGGATGTCTGCATCGCTAAACTTGTTAACGTCGTACAAGCCAAGCCTGCGTAAGAAGTTTTTCACTGCGCCTACTATGCGTCTAAACAACGAGTTGTTAGGGGCACGTTCACCTAGCTTAGCCATGACCTCTTGTAAGAAGGGAGTACTGTCTACCGTAAGTTCTGGATAGAGGCGTTGCACTTCATCAAAGATTGCCTGCACCTCAGCGTTTTGTTTTCTTAATGTTTTAAGGCGGTTGAGTAGCGGGATGTAATCTTTACCTACCATACGCTCTAACCCGTAATGCTCACCTATTTCGTGCAGTAAGATACGACGCGCCTGGCCTTTCTGTATACGGTTAGCTACTATATAAGAGGTTTGTGTTTTAGGGGCGTAAGCACCATTAGCTGTAGAAGACATTTTAATATTGGCAGGCAATTGATCTACGCTATTCACGATGACTAACTTGCCGCTCTCTATCATTCTGTTCACGCCAGGTCCAAACTCTTGGACCAACTCTGCGGTTACGGTTTCTGTAGTTTGTCCGGTGCCTTCTGTTTCAACTCGTGATTCTTGAGTAGCTAGGTAGTCAGCTTTTTCTTTTCGTAAAGCTCTAACTCGGTTGGCTATATAAGAAGGAATCTTACGGTTGGGTTCTTGGTTTAGGTAACTCTGCACTTCAAATTCTGCTTGCGCTAATCGTGACTCTATGTCCGCCAATTGTGTATCAGTTCGTGACTCTTGTGTTTCTTGAGGTGGAGGAGTTATACCAAATTCAACTTCTAACTGTTCTACATAATTTAAAGCCATTGCAGGATCTTCGTCAACAATATTATCTAGCTCGGTAATAATATCTGACTGAGGATCATCTATTTTAATACGTGCTTTAAGTGCATTTATTCTTTGTGTTAGTGAACGAGGCTCTCCGCTTGTTCCGCTTTCAACTGTTCCAGCAACATTTGGATCGACCACCACTGGAGATCCGTCAGTTGGGATAGCGCTCTCGGTAGGGATGCTGTCGGGTACTCCAATGCTATCATTGCTAACTCCAGCTGTTCCAGCGGTATATTCTGCAGTTCTGTTTCTAGCATTTTCTATCTCCTTCCTTAACTTAGGTAGAGCTTTTTTAAGGTTTCCAAACTTTGTAATTGCTTCTACATTATTATCCGTTTTTGCTTTAGTAAGCATAGCTTGTGCTTGTTTACCAAAGTCTGCTAATTCTTTTGAAGAAAAAGGTCTTTCAGTAAAATAGTTAACTAATCCTTGGTCTACTGTGTCGGCCGTAATACCTGCACTTTCTAACATAGCAGGAGTAATGACTACTTCATCAGGGTTTACTTTATTAGCTATGTTTTGTTTACTATTGGCTAATTTCGCATCAGTTTCTGCAGTTCTTCCTAATGCTTTAGCTTTAGTAATTTCACTACGTAATTTTTTTAAATCATTTCTTATTTGTTTTCTTTCATTTTCATTATACCCGCCAAAGTATGTATCTAAATCTTTCTCCATAACTTGAGTAATACTTTTTTCGTCGAGTAGCTGGGTGTCTAAATCTTTCTGAAGTTGTTCAACTTTTGCTTGCTGAGCTAATACGTTAGCTGCTTCTTGATCTCTAGCTTCTGTTGAGGGCTGTGGTTCTATTACTGCTTCTGTTGTTGTAGTCGCTGTCTGTGTAGTAGCCACAGGAGTTGTTACTGTAGTGTCTACTAGCTTAGTTTCTTCTATAATCTCTTCTTGTTTTTCTGGAGATGCTTTTTTAGTTAATGCTTTTTCTCTAAGATGTTCTGGTATAGAAGCTACACCCTTGAATGTACCACCAGCAACAGCACCTTTTATACCAGCTTCTAACATACGATCAAAGTCATCAGAATCAAAGATAACTGAATGGCCTTGCACAAACTTCTCCGCTGCAATACTAACGGCCTCTTGTGTAGCCTCAGTCAATCCTTCGGTACCAAGTCCACCTAATATATTAGCTGTAGCACGACGAGCAAGTCCGGGTTGCATACCTGACTTCTGTAGTATCTCAGTAACAACTGATGCTCTACCAGGCTTACTAAAGCTTTTCATAATACTAGTAGGTAGGATGCTATCAAGAGAAGCATTAACAATCCCTGCAAGAGAGGCTGCTAGAGGTTCAAAGTCCCCTGTCTGCTCGTAGATATTTTGGAATACTTCGGGAGCATTGAGAGCATAAGAACCTAAAAATACACCGGCGGCTTGCCCCTTTGCCTTACTTTTATTGATGTCTGATAGAATCTTTTTTGCGGCTCTAGCTGAGGCTTGTTCTGATATTTGTTTTTTAAATTCTTTTTTAGTTAATGCTTCGGTTGCTTTCTTCGCTGCAGTTTTCGCTGCTATACCTCCAGCAACACCACCAACACCGCCGGTACCTATGATACCAAATAGATTAGGGATTTGTTCAAAGGCTGTTTCTAATACAAACTTTCCAGCATCTCCTACACCTTTAACGTCTTTATAGGAAGGGTATTGAGGTGCCATAGTTTTAGCAATTGTAGCTTCACTAGCTTGGGCTTCTTGCATTTGCTTTTTAGCATATTCATCAAAACCTAATGCACTTGCACCCATTGCGGGTAACACGTCACCAATAGTAGAGCCAATACGTTTCGCACCACGACCAAAACCTTTGCTAACGATTTCGCCTAGTGAGTAATCTCTTTCTAGCTCAGGAGTATATAGTTGCTCCGTCGCAGTTCTTATCACTTCATCTTGGGAGAGGCCATCAGGTCCTTCAAAGCTATGGATTTTACCATCAGGGCTCGCTACATCATATATAGCCATTAAGAGCTCCTATTATCTTGAACCTACATATGTAAGACCACCACGTTGTGTGCCAGCTGATAGTGCTTTTGCTGCAGCATTATCTAATACTTGTTGTTTAGCCGCTGCATAGTTAGGTTGATTTACTACATCTTTACCTTTTGATTCTATCATACCTTTTTCCCAATTAGCTACTTCTAATAGAACTTGTTCATTTTCAGTTGCATCTAATCTATCTCCTGGATCAGCCATCTGTTTTAATGCTACTTTTAGCTGCATATCTTGTTGAGCTAATTGAAGTTTCATAGCTCGAGTATCTTCAAATTGTTTACTGTCCATACCGTATTGTACCGCAGCTAATTGCTCAGCTCTTTCAGCTTGACGTAGTTGTATAGCGGTATCAAATTGTTGTTCTTCTAACGCTCTTCGTTCTTTTTCAGATGCAGCATAGGATTCAATACCTCTAGTTGCTCCTGATGCAATATTAGTTAAAGCGTTTTGATCTTGACCTGCAGCTATTGCCAGTCCTGCTTCTGTTAATGCCATCCACGGAGCTATCTCTGCTTGTCTATCAGCTGACGCATCCATTTTTTTCCTTTTTTCAGCTAACATATCATTATATGTATCATCGCCCATGAGGGATTTAAACTCTGCTATCCTGTCTGCCATAGTAACTTCTTTAGCTGGAGCAGCTGGAGGTTGTTGATTAGCTAAGTTCTTTTGCACTTCTGCTTCTAGGGCTGATTTTTTAGCTTTTTCTTGAACATCAGAACTTCCTTCCCAATACTTATCCTCTTGTTCTTTAAGATACCTTTTGTTTGCTATGTCTTGTTGCGTATATTCGCTGTATGGTTTTTGGTCTAATTTTTCTAACTCTATCGCGTAAGGGGATTTAAACTGTTTCTTTAACTGTTCTGTTTGTTGTCGTTGATCTGCAGCAAATAGTGGAGGAGCTGCTCTTTTTTGTGCTTCTGTAAAAGACTCAAATGCTTCGTTTCCACCGGGTAAATCTTCAAAGAAAAACTGTCCGGCTTCTGCTATTTCTGTTGGCCGTGTGACTCCGCTAAGATTAGGGTTTCTTCCACGTAAGTTGTCAACAAGACCGCCGGGAGCGTATCCCATTATGCCTGCCATTTCTTCAGGACTATATCTTTCAGCTGCTTGTACTTCTCCTGGCCACATACCACCTACAATAGGGCCAGCAAATTTACCCATAAATAACCCAGCTGCATCTAATCCAGGACTGACGTAGTCATCAACAACTATATCAAACATGTCTCGCTCTTCACCTACAATACCACCCTCTGCGTAGTTACCTACATTAGGTGCAGGTAAGTTAGCTATGCCGGTTTCCGTGATAGTTTCAGACTCTGACATGACTTCTGGTTGTGGCATTTGTGGAGCTGACATACTATTAGTTAAAGCACCAATACCCATTTGTGGAGTAGCTTTGGCTACAATTTCTTCTGATACGGTTTCAGTAGGGGTAGCTTGCGCTTGATACTTTGCTCGCATCTGTTCTCTACGTTGAAGTTCACCAAGTGCTAAATATGTAGGGACGTCAGGGGTAGGTCGTTCTACATATCCCACTAACGATTGATCATCTACACCTTTTAATCTGTCTTGTACCTGAATAATATTCATATGTTACCCACCTAATACATTATATAAGCCTAGACCTGCTAGCCCTAAACCACCAATTTGAGAAGCCATGCTTGGAGCTGGCGCATACTGTGTCTGTGTTGAACCTAATGCACCCGCTGTACCACGTAGGATGTTTGACTGGAACTCAAGAGCCCGTCTTTCAGCATCTTGATTTTCCATAAACTGTTGATAAGCAATATTTAATTCTTCTTGCGACATAGCTTGTTGCTCAGCGCCTGTTGCAGCTTGAGCTTGAAGTCTTTCTAACTCAGTCGCTTGATCTGCTGCTCCAATTGTAGCTTGTTGCCCAGCTCCTGCCATCTGAGCTTGTAACCCAGCAAGACCAATATCTTTTTGTAAACCCGCACCATACTGATCGCCTTGTTGCTGTAGTTTTCTTCGGTCCATTTCTGCTTGAAGAGTTCTTTCTTCGGCTGTCATGCCCGCAGCTCTATCTCTTTCAAACTGTGACTGCGCATTGAGGAAAGATTTTTCTTGTCCTTGTGCCCTTAAATCTGCTATCAATGCCCTAGTCTGAGCATCTGCCTCACCTGTCATTAAAGCCTCACGCCCACTCCCAAATGTACCTCGACCTATAGAGCTCATTGCGTTAGCATTTTTTTGTATATCTGCTTGTTTTTTAGCTTCTCTAATAGCTGCATCAGTAACATTAGTTTGATAAGGACTCATGTATGTAGCGGCAGCTGTTGCATCAAACGTGCCCGGTGTAGTCATACCTAACGATTCTACTGTTCCTGGAGTGTATCCTAATGCCGAACCAATACCCCCTGCAGCTGTTCTACTAGTGCCAATGGCATCAGCTATATTTGTTTGTGCTAAATCAAACTCACCTCTTGGGCTCATACCTGCTACATCAGTTTGAACACGCTCTTGTAAGTCAGTAAATCCAGCTACTCTATCTCCAGCATAGGGAGTGTCAGTTTTAACCCCGGTAACATTACCAGCCGCATCAGTAGTATATGTTTGCTTACCTGATTGTTTTAATAGTTCTTCATAGAAGGGCTTAGCATATTCAGGAAGGTCAGAAGTATAAGTAGTGTTTTCTTGAGGAGCACCACCACCACCACCACCACCTTTGCCTTTAAACTCTACAAGACCTGTGCGAGGATTAATAGTGCCTGCACCGCCGTGAGCTTTTAAGAGAGCTACTTCCATAGAGTTGACGTGAGCTAATGTAGTGTCACCACCATCACCCATAGCTGCAATGTCTGCATACAGGTGTTTGATTAGCCATACTTTAATTTTATTTGGTATTAGTTTTAACAACATTTATATCACTCCAATGGTAACTCGTAAAACACGAGTCTTTTTATATATCCTTGTTTCTTCCACATCTTTTCCCACCCGGGTCTGCCGTAGGATTCTATTTTACTGCAACCTGTGTCTTTTGCGAACTGTTGTAGTTTAGGGTATCCGTCAGGTAACCATTCGTTAAAATCTTTTCCTCCGGTAAAATGAAGTACTAGGGTTTTTGTCTGGGGGTATATTAATACCTCTGTTACCCAAAATCCATGAATACCTTCGTCATCAAAAGCAATCCACAATTGTTGATCTTTAGTAAGAAGACCTTGTAACATATCTTCTGCGGTAAATCTGCCATAAGTATACTTGGCACACCGTTCTGCAAACCCTTTTATACTATCCCAAACTACGGGAATATGTTCTCTAGGAACAAGTGATGTCTTCATTAAGCAGGCATATACCTTTCGGGATTAATTTGATTCCCTTGTTGTTTGTTTCCTGTTCTCGCTTGTCTTACTTTATCCATCATAGCATATAATCTTCTTGATCCTGCGTCGGAAGAGCCATTACCTAAATGACTAACTACGTCCGCTGGCACAACAAATTCACCTTGTGATAAAGCTGCTTCTTGCTCACCATCTATGTTCGCAGGTACATCATCACTCATACCATCACCGGGTAGCATACCACCATCTAAGTAACCACCTTGAGCGTATCCTTCATTTCGCATTTTCTCGTATATACGCCTCGTAGTTCCGCCGCCTGATGGAGTTGCGTACACACCTGAATTTTCACCTGCACTTCTAATAAACTCTGAGGCATCATACCCTCCACCATAAACGGGGGTAGGAGACCTAAGTGATGCAAGTCTTTCTTCGTCAGTTGAACCCGATAGTGAAGCTATTCCTGTCTGTTCATAGGGTGTAGCAAGAGGGTTCACATAGTCTGGGTAGTTTCCGCCCGGCACATTAGGTAATTTAAGTTGAGTCGCTGCGTTTAAAGGATCAACCCCAGAAGCTACCATGTTTTTATAAGTTGTTCCAATGGGTAATCTTGAACTATCTGCACCAGTACTTACGGGGCCGCCATCAGCGTATAGTCTTAGACCAGAATCTTTTTGTAATGCTTCGTTAATCCCTGTGTCCATATTAAGATTAAGGGTTCTATAAGGGTCGTATTTTTCATCTTTATTATAATCGTCGTAGCTTAAAGGTTCTGGTGCAAATGCTTCAGTTAGAGGGCCTGCGGCAGTCAATCCTAATTTACCCATACCCATTGCTTTGCTACCATTACCTAATCTTTCCATACTACCCATAAAACTAGTGTCTAGAGGAGGTGGGTTACCTGCATACCCCCCTGATAACCCTGGTTTTAATGGATCAATAACACCGGGTGTTTTACTTGCAAAGCCTGTAGTGGGCTTAGCCACATTTCCTATCCCTGATATAGCACCGCCTCTTGGTACAGGAGACAAAGCACCTGTAACCCCAGGATTTATTCCAGCAATTCCTCCAGCACCCGCAGTACCTGATAACGCAGCTGGATTAGACATCATACCAACATTTCCACCCATAGCGCCAGGAGCCATATTAGTATAAGGACTTAACAGATTAGAATTCATTACTGGAGTGGTTGCCCCAGGAATAGCAACTGCGTTTGCTGGATTAAAAGCGCTTTGCATTGCACCTCCACCCATACCACTAAGACCACCCATAGCAGCCCCACCTAAAATGTCTCCACCGGATAATGCAGCAATACCTCCACCAGCTAAAGCGCCACCTAGCATAGCACTTCCTGTAGAGCCTAAACTAGACCATAATCCTGCTCCGCCCGCTGCTCCGCCTGTGAAATATCCCGCGGCTATTGGGGCTATCGAGCCTAATACATTTCCTAAAGACATAATAAAAATTCCTATTTATATAATTTGTATAATACCACGTAATGTGCTACGTATAAACCGTTTTATGTGGCTTCTCCACCAGATATTGTGATGGTTGGCCCTTCTCCATAATCAAAAACTGCTGTAATTCCTGTGCCCCCACCTGTGGTGGCAGACGATGCTGTGCCCGCTGTTACGACAATAAAAGTGTTAGTAGTTGCACTAGTGACAGTCAATGTTGTATTAAGCTGTGGAGCAGTAATACCCCCTACGGCAACAGCTCCACTAAAGGTGACCGAATCACCATCCGATGCATTGTGGTTTGCAATAGTTACTAGAACATTACTTTCAGTGCCACCGGTAGTATTAGTAGTAAAGCAATTGTCAGTTGCCGTGGAAACAAAAGTTGCTGTTGGTGCTGTACCTTTAACTTGTATTGTATCCCCCTGGCTTAGTACTTGTGTCCCTTTCCAATGAAAAGTTGTGTTCGCCGCTATTGCATAACTATTATATATAGAATTAGCTTCTCCTACTACGGCTTGGTCTGGCACTATATTAATAAACACAGTAACCGCCCCCGGCTGTGTATTACACACTAGCATATCTTTTACGTAGGTCCTTGCGTTTGTAGGGCATGTGTATATAGCAAGGTAACTTTCAGTAATAACGGCCTGAGCTAATCTTATAGGTGTAACTGATTGAAAAGCCATTAGTTATCTCCTAACCATTGTAAAGTGATAAGCCCATCAATGCTAGACTTAACAGCGTTGTTATTAGTATCTAGTTGATTAAAATAAAGTCGTAATTGATTAGCAAACTGCAGTGCCTGATCCCTATTATACTCACTCTGAGGTGGCGCTAAGTTAGGAGCTTTAGTTGAAGGTATGCGTGACATTAGCCTCTCCTGCCATCGGGTTTAAAGTCTACGCGAGTGACACCGAGTTGCCATTGCACTCCTACGTCTTCAGATGCAATCTTAAACGCCATCTGTCTTCCTCGTGCTCTTACAAATACTTGGTTAGTATACTGGTCAATAGTTGCTGTAGTGATAACTTCTCTAGTCAGTGTATTACCCTCGACATCAGAAGTAGCTAAGCTTGAACCGGGGAAGTTTCTTACGCCTACTGTTACTTGTACTTCAGGTACTAGCGGGGCTCCTGTTACAGGATTAGAAGTTAATGATTTAGTGAAGTTTACATCAGGTATAACTCTTTTAGTTAATACAAACAAATCACCATCTTCTATGCCCATATCGGCTGACTGTATAAATGCATCAATAGCTACCGGTGCGGCTCCTAAAGGCTGACCATCGTCATTCCCGTCTTCGTGTCGATATACGTACCCAGCATTTGTAGCAAGAGGGTAAGGAATAGTCCCTGTATCTGCCCATGTAGTTCTTGTTAATGTACCATAATACCAAACTTTATCCTCATAGTTGTATATAACATACCTATCTATTGAAGCTGAGCCCCCCGAAGCGTAGAACCATATTACCTCATTAAACTCACTATTAATCCCAGCAAAGAAATCATTGCCTTGTACCTTGTTCATATCTTCAAATACATACTGTTTTAGTGTACAAGGAAGGGTGTTTACTCTACCATCGTAAGCAAAGAATTTATCCGTTCCCATCCAATATACTACGTTATTTGCTTCGGCTACTACTTTGCCACCCATAATATTAATAGAGGTAGATATTTCTTGCTGGGAAAATACCTCAGCTGTTTGTGTAAACTGTAGAGTAGTAAGGGCTATATCAGTAAATATTAATACTTCTTGGCGAGCAATAAACCCAGTAACAATGCCCGACCCTTGCTTAACGCGTAAGAACCCGGCTGAGTTAGTAATTTCTGGTTTCCATTCTTCAGGATTAGGACCTACATCAGCACTGACATTAGCCCACCGAATAAGGTTTAAGTCATATGATCCCCCACTATAATCTACTTTGTTCATAGTGCCCGGCGTTGTAGCATCACTAGCTGGATCATAAGGCAGAGTATAAGTAAACGTCGTTCCACTAGGGACAGAGGTTACTTGATACTCCCCTTGATATGCTTGGGGTGCTTGATTAGATAGTAAAACCCAATCTCCTTCTACTAAACCATGAGAGGTAGATACGGTAGCAGTGGCTACAAGACTTGACCTTACTATTCCAGATACTACTAAACTAGCACCTAAAACTCTATTATATTCTTGAGTACCTAGTGCTAGTAAATGTCCACTTGGGGCAAACATAGTTTTGCCTGTTTGATTAGGTACTGCCCTTGCGTTAGGTAAACTACTTAAAAGAACACCCCGATTACTTAATGTACTGTCGTATTCCCAGAAGTAAATAGGTCCATTATAAAGATTCCATATAATATTATTGTTAAATTTGTCTTGAT